TCACAGCATGCCGCCTCCCCTCGATCTGAGCTCCCGCGCCGTAAGATAGTACAGCTCCTGGGCCACCCGCTGGGCGTCCCCCTCCTTGCGGACCTCCATCCTGTCCACGTGGATCTGGATGGGCGGCACATCTTCCCAGCGGTTGGAGACCGTATCCGCGGGGGCGGCGGTCCGGTTGTCCACAGCCTGGGGCACGCGGAAGGTGGAGGGCATGGCCCGCTCCATGCTGCGCAGGGCGGCCTGGGCGGAGTCCTCGTAGGCGGCGGCCAGGCTGGCCTTCTCGCGCTCCACGCCCTCGATGATCCCCTGGATGTCGTTGCTCCCCATCTGCATGAACTTCTTTGACGGCGAGTGCTGGTCCACCTCGCGCTTGTAGGCCTCCGCCGCCACCTTGCCCATCTCCGTGTACTGCTTTACCAGCTCTTCCCGCTGGCTGTCCGCGCCGTTGATAAGGCCAATCAGATTGTTCATGCCGATGGTATACATCTCTTCCTGTAGATCCATCTCATTGAGGGCGTCGTTCAGATCATTTACCAGCTCCCCCATCTTTGACCGGAACTCAACTTCCATGTCCGCCACGGTTTTGGCGAAATACTCCTTGCCCAGCTCCACCTTGGCGAACTGCTCGTTCAGAGCGTCGATGTCTCTCTGACCGCCCTGAACAATCGCCGCCAGAATCTGCGCGGACTCCTTCCGTCCATCGGAGAGCTTGCTCAAAAGGCCGTTGTCAATGCCCATCTCCATGGCGCGCTTGATATTGTTGGCGTAGGTGAGCATGTAGTCCACCTGACCACGGAGGCTGTCAATGAGGCTGTCGATGGAGATTTCCGCGTTGGCGTCCAGGTCCTTGAACAGCCCCAGCTGGCTCTCCATGCTGTCCGCCGCCTTTTTGCGGATGTCCTCATAGGCGGTGTAAAGGTTGTCCACCTCTGTTGTCAGCTCACCCAGCCGGGTGGTCATCTGCTCCACCTTGGCGGCGGCCTCCGCCTGCCGGTCTCCGTAGTCTCCAGTAGCGCTCTCCAGGTCCCTGATCTGAACGGCGTTTTCCTCCTGGGCGGTGGTGAGCTGGCTGACGCTCTCCTGAAGGATCTGGTCGCTCTCCGCGCCCGCCTCCTCCGCCTGGCTCAGGGCCTCCCGGGCCGCCTCCAGCTCCAGGGAAATTTTCTCCTGTTCGATATAGAGCTCGCTGAGCCGGGACACCCGGGCCTCGTATTCCTGCTGCTCCGCCGATTTCTCCACCAGCCGTTCCAGGGCGTCCCCGGTCATGTTGATGGAATCGCTGACGCTGTCGTAGGCAAGCCCCAGCTCCGGCACGGCCTCGTTGAGCTCATCCACCCTCCGGGAGATAATCTCCTTCTGGGCCGCAGATTTCTCCTCCACAGCCAGCAGCTCCCGCATGGAGGCCGCGGCGGACGTCACCTCATACCGCTGACCGCCGATGGTGCGGAGCAGGTCCTCACAGGCTTTTTTCGACTGCTGGAGCGACTGCGTGAGCACATCGGAGGGAAGGGCCTTTTCCACGCTGTCCACCGCCGCCTTCGCCACATCGCTGTAGGCGGCCACAAGACTTTCTTTTTCTCCGCCAGCGCCTTCAATAATTCCCTTGATGTCATTGCTGCCGATTTTTTGGAATTCTTTCGACGGCGAGTGTTGGTCCACCTCACGCTTGTAGGCATCAATCGCAGAACGGCCCATCTCTGCGTACTCCGCTGTCAGTTTCCGCTTCATGCTGACCGTGCCGTCGATCAAACCCTGTATGTTATTCTCGCCGATAGTACGGGCGTTGTCTGCATAGGGCTCAAGCTCTGAGAGCATACCTAATGCCATTTTTCCAACGGCATCAACTGCTTTCCCGCCATTTTTGTCAACAGCTCCGGCCAGCCCTTCCACCAGCATTTCGCCAACCCATGCCATTTTCTTTGAGGGGGACGCAATGTCAAAGAAATCCGTTATCCCGTTCCAGATAGAGCTGATCCAGCCGGACACCTGGTCCCAAAGCCAACCGGACAGGGACTGTATTCCGTCCCAAAGCCCCCGGACAAGGTTTTCCCCGATATCCTCAAAAGCGGATATGCCATCCGCCAACGCCTTGGTCATACTGGCGATAATCTCAGGCATTGCCAGCACGATATCGGCAATAATCTGCGGAAGGTTATTAATTAAAGCTGTTAACAGCTCTTCGCCAGCCCCTGCGATTTCCGGTATTTTTTCCAGCAGAGCACCTGAAATAGAGGTAATGATCTCAGGCAGAACAGACACAATCGTTTGGATGATTTCCGGAAGATGTTCAACCAGTGATCCTAGCAGCTTCACTCCAGTCTGCGCAATTTTGGGAATTTCCCCCAGCCAGGTCGAAAGAAGACCTTCAATTACTTCTGGGGCGGCCTCCAGAAGCACTGGAATTGCCTCCAGTACGCCGTCTGCCAGTCCCTCTATCAGATGGAGAGCCGCATCTTTCAAAAGCAGCGCATTGTCTATAACGGCTTGAACAAACTGCACAGCTGCTGCGGCCGCCGCCGGGATCAGCTCCGGAGCTGCGTCAGCAATTCCTTGTACAAGTCCGCCAATCAATTCGGATGCGGCCTCTGCCAACTGCGGGATCGCCTCAATAATCCCTTCGGTCAGAGAGGTGATAACCGCAACAGCCCCCTCGGACAATTGCGGCGCTGCGTTGGTAATCCCACCAAGGACATTGAGAATAATATCCGTTCCAAATTCCAGCAGCTCGGGCAGCCTTTCTGCGGCGTGTCCAATCAATGCATCAATAGCTTTGGAAAATTCCTCTTCTGATCCGTCTGCCCCATCCGCGAGGTTGATAAAGGCATCGGTTACATCTGCAAGCAAAGGAACAAATTCCGCTGTCAGCTCTGCCTTTATTTCTGCCACCGTGCCACCCAGACGGGCCATTGTATCGTTCAGCTCCGCCTGGGCCTTATTGGCCTCCAGGAGCGTTGCATTATTCTCCTTAAAAATATCGCTGGCTGCTTGATACGTTTCCGACAGGGTTTTTGTGATGAGGTCCGTCCGTTCCGCTTCATCCGCGCAGGCGGCTAGCTTTTCATTAAATTCATCCTCAGAGATGCTAACCCAGTTAAGCGCATCTGCGAGAGCTCCGGTCACGGTCCCAACTTTAGCGGTTTCATTAGAGGCCTCAATCAGGCTGTTAATCGGGAGCGCATCCCCAAAGGTGCCCGTTACGCCGGCCGCAATGTCTCCCCATTTTGCAACGTCCTCCTCAGACTTTGCCAGCTGTGCCAAAAGCTGGGCCGCTTCTGTCGCATTATCCGTATCTCCCAGGATAGAAAAGAGGGTGCCATACGCTTCTTTCGCTGTCTCTGTAGAATATCCCGCAGCCTCAAATGCCGTATTGAGTTTGCCCTGTGCGGCACGGTATTCCTCTGTGGAAACTGCAAGGTCATTCAAAAACTTTGCGCCAGCAACAGCGGCTGTACCTACCGCCGCAAAAGCGACACCGGCAGCCTTGGCTCCAGCAGCAAGCCCATTTTTCAGCTTGTCCGAAAAGGCATCTGTATCCTTTTCCGCCTCCTTGACCTCTTTCCCGTATTGGTCAATGGACTTTGCGCAGCCGTCCGCGCTGGCGGCGGCCTCCTCCAGGTACTGGCTGTTTTTCTGGGCGGCCTCGGAGAGACTGTTCTGCTCGATTTTCGCGCTGTTGAGCTGCTGCTGCCAGCTCTGCACGCCCTTGACGGCGGCGGCGCTGGCGGCCTCGGCCTCCTGCTGTACCTTCGTCCACTTCTCGATCTCGGCGGTCAACTGGGCCTGCTCCTGCTGGGTGTCTCCAGTGCTGCTTTTCAGCTTTTCCAGCTCGGCGGCGTATTGCGCCACCTTCTTCCCCGCGTCGGCTGCCGCGTCGGCGTAGGCCTGCTGGTGGCTCTGCGCGTTTTTCAGCGCGCTTTCCAGCAGGGACACCTTCTTAGCCTGCTCCGCCTGCATGTCGGAGAGAGCCTTCCCCTTGGCTGTCAGGGCCTCCATGCTGTTGGCGTTGTTTTTATACTCGCTTTCCGCCAGGGCCAGAGAGGATTTGAGGGTCTTCAGCTCCGCGTTGCAGGAGGAAAGGGCCTGCCTATATTGAGCCTCCCCCTCAATGGCCAGCTTTGTGGATATGGTTCTTGTCGCCAT